AGGCGATCTTGGTGGCGCGATAGGTAAACTTGCGGCCGCGTTTTCTCTTATTCAAGCCGCTAAGTTTGTTTTTGTTAATGCGGCTGAAATTGAAACACAGACGCGCAGCCTTCAGGTTTTAACGGGCAGCGCAGAAAAGGCTGGGCAGATCGTCAAAGAGTTGCAGCAACTTGGCGCTGTAACGCCATTTACAAGCTCTGAGTTGATTGATTCAGCCAAGCGTTTGCAGGCGTTTGGAATCGAAGCGAACAAGGTCGTTGAAACAACGCGCAGGCTTGCTGATGTCAGCGGCGCAACCGGAGCCGAACTGCAAGGCCTGGTTACGGCCTATGGGCAAGTGCAGGCCAAAGGAAGATTGCAAGGCGAGGAGCTGTTGCAATTCCAAGGACGTGGTGTTGCACTGCAGCAGGTATTGCGTGAGGAATATGGTTTAAGTGGTGAAGAGTTTCAAAAGGCACTTGAAAAAGGACGCATCAGCGCAGAAGCGGTTGAATTCGCAATTCAAAAACTTACTGATGCCGGTGGTAAATACGCCAATGGCGCCATCGCTCAAAGCGATACGCTAAACGGCAGGCTCAGCACATTGCAGGATTCAATCCAATTATTAGCGCAAACTATTGGCAGAACTTTAGCGCCAGTTTTTCAATGGGCGCTAACTCAAGCAACTGCAGTGGTCAGCGAGATACAACGAATCCTAGACGAAGCTAATAACGCTGGCGGCGCCAGAGATCGCGAGGCTCAATTTGCGCGAAATGCTGATGCAGCGGTGCGAGCCATGAGGCTTAATCCATTTACACAGCAAGGCATGATGGCTGACATGCGTCAGCGAAATATCGAGCAGCAGCGAGCGGATTACAGACTGCGCCAACAACAAGCAAGGACGCCATCCGCGCCAAGCATTACTACTTTGCCGCCTTTATTGGGCGCCGCAGCGGGCAGCGGCAAAGGTCGTGGTGGTAAATCTGACGCAGAAAAAGCAGCAGAAAAAGCAGCGCGTGAAGCGGAAAAATTACGACAAGAGCTTGAACGATCGCTTGAAGTTGGCGATCAACTTGGCACGCAATTTAGTCGTCAAGTAGTTTTACTAGACACAGCTTCGGAAACGGAGCGGAAACGCTTGCAAATTCAATACGATTTCGAGGATCGAGCAAAGCAGATTGGCGAACTTAAAAACGCAGAGCAGCGTATCAATTTAACAGATCTAAACAATGAAATCAAACGACTGGAAACGCTAAAGCTCCAAACTGATGAAATCAAAAAACAGCTTGAAGAGTACTACAAGCGCGCAGGCTTAACAGCGGATGAAATGCTACCTGGCGGCGCTGGCGCGTTTAGGACTGACATCAACTTGATGCCAAATACTGGCGAGCAGCAAATAGCTAAATATAGGGAAGAACTGCAAGCACTGACCAATCCAATTAATATGGCCGTCACTGGCGCCAATGCCATAGGCGACGCTTTTGGCGCTGCGTTCCAAGACATTGCGACTGGCGCCAAATCAACTGAGGAAGCTTTGGCTGATGCGTTTAAAAGTATTGGCAGTGCGTTTATTAGTATGGCAACAGAAATCATTGCTAAGCAAATGGCGATGATTATATTCCAAACAATTCTCAAGGCATTAGGCGGCGGAGGCGGCGGGCTATTTAGCGGGGGAGGTCCAGTAGCAATGCCCGGAGGTGCTGGCTTTGCGGAAGGATTCTTTCTGCCTTCACTGTTGCCAGGTCGCGCCAACGGCGGCCCAGTCAGCGGCAACACGCCATATCTTGTCGGCGAGCGTGGTCCCGAGTTGTTTGTGCCTGGTGTTAGCGGCAGCGTCGTATCCAATGCTGATACCCGCGCCGCATTAGCCCAGCAAGCCACAAACCGTCAAGGCAATGACACGCGGGCAATGTTGAATCAGCAAACTGCTAACCGTCAGATGAATGCTGGCGGCAGTGCAATGCAGCAAAAACCGATCGAGGTGAAATACGAATCGACCGTGATTAATGGCGTTGAATACGTCACCACTGAGCAGCATCAGCGTGGCATTGCGTTGGCAGCAGAACGCGGCAGGGCGCTTACACTGCAAACACTGCAAAACTCAGTAAAAACACGTAAGCGCGTAGGTATGGCATGAGCACATTTGCATTCGTCAATTATGCACGCTTTCTGCAGGGCGATGGCACGCCAACCTCGCCGGTTTACGCCTATCAAAACTTCTCCATCAATCAAACACGCACGTACAGCAGCGTGACCTATGCGTTTGCGCCATTCGGCTACACGCTGGGTGCTGGCAGCAAGGGCGGCGACCGCAGCGAATCCAGTCTTGTTGCAGGATTGGATCCGATCAGCGTCAACATCTTTGCTGAGGCAGTTGAGTCGCGCTGGCTGCTGGACATCAAGACCGTCAGCCTTGACCCGGAAACATTTGCTGATGATGCGTTGATTCGGTCTGAGCTATGGCGCGTGGCGCAATACGAAATGGACACCGAGCGCGTAATCCTGAAGCTCTCTAGTCCATTGGATGCCACCAAGGGCGACATCCCTAAGCGTCGCCTGACCACTGGCATCGTTGGCGCCTTGCCCAGCACCGGCAACGTGGTGATCAGTTGATGGACTGGAAGCGCTGGATCGGGCTACCTCATGAGTTTGGCGCCGACCCGGAAGACGGCAAGGCTGCAGACTGCCTGGTGATGGTGTGGCGCATTCTTGATGATGCCGGCATCCATCACCCGTCAATGGATGCACAGTGGCTGCAGCTTGCTGAGCAAAAGCGCTGGCCAGAGCTAGAGCAGTTATGGCGTGATGGCACCGTTGAACTTGATGGCCCGCAGCAGCACGCCGTAACGCTGATCCGCAATGGCCCAGCCGGCCTTGGCGTAAGTATCGTTGTAGATGATGGGCTTTTGTTGGTGCATCACAGACGTGGCGTCCGATGGGTGCCGCTGTCGTATATGCCGAGTCTTCGCTTCTACAGGTTTCGCTGATGCTGCCTTCTGATCGCTACCTCGCAAGCCTACTGGGTCTGACAGACGAGCAATATCTGTACTTCAAGGCCGAAGTGGCGCGACACGCTAAGGAGCAGCCGGCTCCGGCTGTAGTTGCAGGCATTGATCCAGTTACGCTATCGATAATTATTACGGTCATCGGTATTGGTTTTCAGGTTGCAGCAAGCTTCCTGAAGCCAAGCATTCCACAGCAGCAAGGCGGCCGGCCTGCACAGTTGCAGGCACGCAACCGCAGCGATGCACCGATCACCAATAACCAGCGCTATACCCCGCGCTACGGATTCGACAGCACGCAAGACATCACCACACTGGGCAGCACCATCCCACTGGTATATGCGCTGCGTGAGGCCATCAGCGGCACAACTTACGGCGGTGTGCGCGTAAGCACCCCGATGCTCTGGAGCCAGATTTACAGCCTCGGCGGCAGTCAACTGCTGCGTGCGATCTTCATGATCGGCGAAGGTCCGATCGGCGGCATTGATGCCAAAAACTTTGCTGCTGGCGGCAACACGTTGGCTAGCTACGACTTTGGCAACAGCACAGCCAACAGCGCCGGCAGCAGGCTCACCGTTTATGGCCGCGTGGGTAGCGGCCTCACCACGCGCATTGCATCCGGTGATCGGATCTTCGGCCGTGCCGCTAACGCCGACGCGGGCAATGCGCAGAACGTAGGCGGATCTGATGTGTTCATGGTGCGTCGTGGCAGCAGCTGGGCAGCAGACTTCAGCAGTGCCACCAAGCCCAATAACCAAACAATCTTTGGCGTCTACACGCTCATCGGCAACGACTTTGGGTTCAAGGTCAATCCAGTGATTCGCCCGCGCGTACAAGCGCAGTTGGTGCCTGAAGGCGACGACGGCGATGCGCAGGTGAAATGCAAGATCGATGATGTTGCGTGGGCGCAACGTAAGAAAGCACAGACCTACTTCAGCAGCCGCAGCGGATTGGTGAGCGGCAGCGTCGGCAGCGTCGGCAGCACGATCACCTACAAGCTCTATCCCACCAGCGACAAGGACACGGAGTTCAGCCGTGACCTGCGCACGCTGACCAATACGGCAGCATGGAGCGTCAGCAAAGAGCAGATCACAAAAGAAGGTGCTGCTGGTTACAACAAACCAGCAAGTCAAGACAGCCGCGCAAAGTGGGTTTACGAATACGACGATGAATCAGTTTCAGATCTAAAAAGCCGACTGAGTGCAACTGTCAACAGCGTAACAATCGACTCCGAAGGCATTGGCACGTTAAACGCAACTTTTACGTTTGATACAACTGGACTTGGTGTTTACGACGACAGCGATAATATCGACACCGATATTGAAGTGCTAAAAGCAAGCAAGTTCCGCGTTACCTTCACCAACCCTGCCATCACGGACGATGACGACGAGGCGGTCTGCAAGTACACCGTCAAGATCCGGGTCCGCACAAAAGCAACCCAAAAGATTAAACGAGCAACGTTAAGCAGCGTCAGCCTCAGCACAACCACGGCAGTTGTAGATGGTGTAACTGTTGTAACTAGCGTTAGCGCTAGCGGCGGCGGCGGAGACATTGATATTGATGCGGTCAACAATAATCAAACGCCAGTCTTCAGAATTCAAGACGGCACCAGCGTAACTGGCAATGGCACCATCACTGTCACCAAAAACCTAAAGTTTGATGCCACGCAAATTCATATCGAAAAGTGCGCTGATGTAGCTGGCACCGTTGCAGGCCGCCAAAAGACATGGGACGACGCGATCATCCCAGGCGAGCTCTACAAGGTCGGTTCTGCACTTGCAATCTGCACCAGCCGCACCGATGACGTGTTTGTTTCAGAGGCTGATATATCTACCGGCAGCGGCACTGAAATCACTGCGGTGTTCACGACTGTGCGCACTGGATCAGTCACGCTCAATACGCAAGCCAACATTGAGCGCGATGGTGATGACTACCTAGCGGGCAGTTACGAACTGCGCAACGTCGCCACAGCGCCCGATGGCCATATCTTGCGTTGCGCCATTGCGAGCGTTTCAACCACACGCCCATGCCAAGCTGTTGAGTTTGGCATCCGCTCGCGCATTGGCATTCGTATCAACGGATTCTGCAATCTCAAGGATTCGATCAGCTTTACCCAAGCCGATGATCGTGCCTGCATTAGCCGCAAAGACGACATCATCGAGCGCGGCTCCACGCTAAAAGTGGATGTGTTCCAAAGCAACACGATCACAACTACAGAGGAGCGTTACAGCTTTTTTAAGATCGGTTACCGCGAAGCCGGTAGCGGCGGTGCATTCACGATCTTGAGCAACACTTATGGCATCCGCGGCGCAACACAGCAGAACGTGTTCAACTACGTGCAGTTGAACATGCCATCGTTGAAGCAGTGGGAGTTCAACATTGAACCGCTATCTGGTTTTGAGGTGCGCGCGGGCACTGGCATTAATACCCTCTACGTCCTAGATGCACGACTGAGCACCCGGCAGGTAGTGACTGATGGTTCGGTCACCGTTGCCTTCAATGGGGAATCAGTTCCTCGTACAGCCGAGCAAT